GGCGCAACCGCAACCGCAACCGCAACCGCAACCGCAACCGCAACCGCAACCGCAACCGCAACCGCAATCTTCTGAAAATGAGGAGGTGTCTGTCAAAAAAAAACGAGTCAACAAAAAAAAGATAATGGAATTAGAAACGGAATCATCTGCATCGTCGTCATCTGCATCGTCGTCATCTGCATCGTCGTCATCTGCATGCTCTTCAACATCGACAACCGCAACGGTCCAAATGGAAGACCCGGACACACAAACCGGCAATGAATCTGAGCCATCAACCCCGCATTCCATGAATCAAGCACAGGCTCATAAAAAACGCGGAAGAAAACCAAAAGGCGGCAAAGTGATCCAACAACTTGTGCATGAAGCCGTTTCAATGAATGACGCCCCCAATATTATTCTGCATTTGAAATGCAGCGTGTCCGACATTCCGAGTTTAAACGCGGCGTTTGCGACAGAAGTGTCAATCAAACCCGGGGATGTCATCTCATTCAACGCACTGGAGTCCAAGGGTGCAGATTTGAATGACTCGTACCACTCCACCATGCGTTCCTCTGGAAATTTCATCATTTCATCTGGTTCTGGTTCTGGTTCTGGTTCCGGGTCTGGTTCCGGGTCCGGGTCCGGTTCAAACGCGTCCAAATCTCGAACCACATCAGATGCGTTAATTGCAACGAACTCATACAATCATTTAAATGATGCGGATTATGATGACAACGACGACGACGAAAAGAACGACGGTGACAACAATTTGAAAGACATTTGGAAGAAATTAAACCATCTCAAGCTGTGTTTTCACAAGAGTGATGTGTTTCAAAATATTGGGGCAGGCACCCGCCGGTCCTGCTGTTTTTGGGACACGTGCGAATTCGACACGCCACCAATTTACATTCCCAAGTGCATTGCGCCCAATGGGGGCTACACCGTTTACGGCTGTTTTTGCAGCCCCGAGTGCGCGCTGGCGTATCTCATGAACGAGGGCATTGACACGTCGGTGAAATTTGAGCGGTGCCAGATGCTGAATTCCATGTATGGACGAGCATTGAATTACGATAAAAGCATAAAACCCGCGCCCAATCCGCAATACATATTGAACAAGTTTTACGGCAACCTCTCCATTCAAGAGTACCGCAAGCTGTTCAAGAGCGAACAAATCATCTACGTCGTGAATAAACCATTGACGCACATTCTGCCGGAGATGTACGAGGACAACAATGACTTCCTGCTGAACAACAAGGTCATCCCCAACAACAATTACAAACTTAAGAAGAAGACCAGCGCGTTCGGATAATTATTAATTCAACTTTGTCCGGGTACTAATTTTTAATATCACATGATTTTATATTAAAAATATGAAATCAGTAAGGATTAGAAGAAACCGGCGTTTTGGCAATAAAAAAACCCACCGAAACAAAAAACGAGGTGGCATGCATAAACTAACACCAAAAGAGCGTGCAGCAGCTTATGCAAAAATGCGCGCAAAGGACCCAACACTCAAACAAGAACTTGCAGCAGCTCATGCCGTTCTCAGAGAGACGGCGTCCAGTGGTGTTTCACCGGCTGTTCGAAATGCCGGTTTGACCAGTGGAATGGGTGCTCTTGCCGGTCGTGTGTCTGGCCTTCTTCTTGCAGATGAACCACATTTGTTGCACAGACATGGACATGCTGCGTTGCATAGACCTCACACATCTGTTCCCGCCCTGCTTGCAGCAGACGACATGTTTCAGCAAGCCGAGCGGCTTTGTTCAAGGGTGAAAGGTTTATCAGATGCCGAAATGTGGTCTCGGGAGTGGGGAGCAATGACTTGCAGTCCGATGGCAAAGAGCATGTGCGCGGAAGCGGCTCAACTATACAAACATGCAATTGAACGCAAATATTTGCCAGCATATGCTCCATTGGCATGGATGATGTCTTATAGCCATCCACATGAATCATTGCGACTATGTGATGAATGCATTGAACACATTGAAGAGTATGCCCCCAGGATTGGTGCTCCATTTGCAAGAAAAGCCAAAACCGATTGCACTGCACTTCGCGCGTATCTTCAATATGAACATGACATGAAGCTGCAAGACGAACTTGAAATGGAGACGCCTTTCCCAGGGGGTCGAATGGAAGAAGTGCCTGCAATGAAAGCGCCGCCCATTGAAGAATTGCATAAAATTGCAGAAGAAAGCATGGCCAAAGACAGCAAATATGGGTATGCATTGAAATGGTCGTTGTTGTCGCATGCGGACGCTGACGCCAAGACAGTGCAGAAACGTGCAGAAGAAATGGGACTAGATTTTCAACGTTGTCGATTTTGTGTTGATTGAGGCGTGTTTTATCCATCATCCATCAATGGTTTCACCCTGGGGGCTCTGCCGGATGAACCCGTAGTTTTGCAGCAGCTCTGGACAGCACGGTGTTTTTCCAGCTGGGTTATATGTGCCGTTCTGTCCTTGCGGCGAAGTTGCGAACCGCTTCAAATGCCGACGCACCGAAATGTTTTGCCCACCAACGCCCGACCCTGGAACATAGTGGTTGTAATTGAACTTGCTTTTTTGGTTGGTGAAAATCAACCGACGAACCGCACCTGCCATATTTTTTTATTATAAATTTAACTTATATTAAAAAATTGAACGATTTCATTTAAACTCAAATTATCATTATCTCGCATGTTAAATTGAATTTGAAGAATGGCCACCTGTTGTGTCGCGCTGTCCCCCAAACAACGTCGAATTCTACGAATGCTATTGGCCCAAGAATCCGAAATTGCAGTCCAATGCAATAGACACATGACTCAATTTTTGAACATGTTGAATGCACTGCAGATAATACATCACGATGATGCATTGGAAAAACGAGAAGTCAAATGCGACGAGTTCATTCGGGTGCATGCAAGCATTGACCACACGATGATGATGCCCAACTACGAAATTGTTCCTGGGGCGGTTCAAGTCGCAATGACCTGCTCCTGCATCTGCGTTCAGGCCGCGTGTTTTCGCATCTTATACAAATGGATTCCCAAGTTGGATGTGCTGCGAATGAAACTGTTGAAAATAAAAAGCACATGCGAGAAATTTGGCAAAATTGGCTCAAAGACGGGAATTGAATTGTGCGCCGACATTGAAAAAACCGTGCAAAATGTTGTCAAATCACAGACGGCTTCGCATTGAAATCAATGTCCCGAAAATGCCATGCGGGTCTCTTATATCATATGGTTGTTGCTGTTGCTGTTGCTGTTGTTGTTGTTGCTGTTGCTGTTGTTGTTGTTGCTGTTGCTGTTGTTGTTGCTGTTGTTGTTGTTGTTTAATCAATTCATAATTTATTTGTGTGCGTGCGTCATTCTTTTGCTTATTCTCTTCTATTTTTTCGTAGATGTCCTTTAACGCATCCAATCGGGAATGATTCTGCATTGGGGTTTGCGTTGATGCGTGCATTGATGAATGCATATGGATGTGTCTCTTTATGTGTATTTGCATTAATTGTTTTTTGAATTGCTAAAATGGCACGACAGAATGCCAATGGTCCACACAAATGCTAAAATGGTGAGCAACATATTGACATGTGATACATGAACCAATCAAAATAAAAAATGCAAACGTTTCGCCATTTGATGATATTATTTTCTCTCGAGAGGATATAACTTCAAACGTCTAAACCAACGCGCAAAATGATCGAAAGAGGTTTAACCATGGTGGTCCACTCCGTTGTCATCGGAATAGCACTGTATGCCATAATGACCCTGTTGTTGAAACAGTCTCCCGCGGTTGCCGAGAATCGCAGCATTTGCATTTCGGCTGCCGTGCTGATTTACATGATTGTGTTTGGACATGGGCTGCCTGGACGCATCAACCCGCAACTTTAAAACGCGGCGACGTTTCAATTTGCCTCCATGAGTTCATTCACTTTGTCGATGTATTTCTGCATGGCAACCTCTTTGTCCATGTTGCGACATTTGAACCAGGCATCCCACTTCTGTCTTGCTTGAATTTGAACACTCCATGGTTGCGCTTCGTTGCAGTCACCCTGGGTTGTTTGTTTGTATAGACCATACAATGTTAGCAGGTCTTCACTCGAAATTGGTCCAAGCTTTGTCTTGATTAATTTTGCAGACGCTTGAAACGCCTCTTGCAACTCGCGCAACTCGCGCACCTCGCTCAACTCTTCCATCTGGACATCCATTTAGCAGAATTATCAGAATTATACAAACTGATGCGATTTTAATTGCAACCTCTCTAAAAAGGGTTTTCAATAATCGAATGACGAGAGAAATTCCCATTATTATATTACAAATTTGTAAAATAATAAGCCACCCTCAAAAATGAACCAAAATGTCCTTCTTGGCGCAATGCTCGCCGCGTATGTGCTTCCCATCGCATTTGTGTGCTCAAAATGCCGCAGCGGGTCTGCACTAAGCATATCCAGCATCATCACCAGCAAGGAACCCTTCTTTGCTGATGCGGTCATGGGAAATGAGGATTCCTTCAAGAGTGCGTTCCAAACCAGACATTTCATCGCGGCGTGCATGCTCGTCATGGCGGTGTTCGCCATGCTTTATGAATACCAACGATGCGTCATTGCGTCCCACTGGTGTTGGTGGTCTTTCATCGCAATTCTCATCCTCCTTGCTGGGTTGTTTGGCGTGATTTTCATATCCGAACAAGACCCGATGCACTACATGTTCGCCGGTGCTGCATTTTTCGCAATAGTCGGGTTCATGGTGGGACACACATTGCACACATGCAATGGAATGACCGATTCCCTTTGCATCCTGCTCTATGCTCAGTTTTTCTTCATGGGTCTCACCATCATCCGAATTTTGCAGGATGCGCCTATACTCGCAATCGAAGCACTTTTCCTCTTGAACTTTGCGATATTTTATTTGTGTATTCATTTCAGGACGCCGCAATGTGCCACTGCGAATTTCTCTCACATCATGGTGCCAGAATGAATCTTGACCTGCAAACCGGACATGACGGGTTCTGTTTCATCCACTCCGCAATGCAGGTTGCATGAAATGAATGCGAACATCGGGCAGTTGCCCATAGTTTATCATTTTTGTCCAAACAAATGCAGCACTCGGCTTCCATGTCAACGACCACTTCACTAGGCACAACTGCACTAGGCACAACTACACTAACCGTGATATTTTGCGCATTCATTTGATTGACCTCGATGTTCAACATCAGTCGGCGCAACGCAACATCGGTGTAAAGGCACATGAATAACAATGCTCCAATGCTATATACTGCCATAATGACCAGGATGTGCAGTTTCAACAGAGTTCCACAAAAAACACATTCTGAAAACTTTTTGTCGTCGTTCTCGTCATACATGTCAAATGTGAGTGGAAATGACTTATACAAATACACCGCCTTTATAAGAAACTCAACCAAGTCAAAAATGGTTTTGATGTGCGGTTTTTGTTGAGTTTTCCACTCTTTAAACGCCTCAATCGATTGAAATGTTGTTCCATATATTTTGTAAAACGCATATTCATACCGAACCGTGTTGCAAATCGAAACCAGCATCATGCACGAAACCATGCAAAACCATGGAAACAGTTTGTCATTTAAGCAGGTGACCGCGGTCCTGGAATAAAATCCAAATCCGACCATTTTAAAAACCAAACAGAGTTTGTCGAACTTGCGTTTGTCATCATACACAAATGCGGGATGCATCGACATCATTGTTAAATTATTGTTGAATGTAAATGGTTTGGTCAAATGGTTAAATGATTGATGCATGATTTATTTATATTCATTTGACAAATGCAATTGGTCATTGTGCTTCATTCGGGATTAACGTCTTCATAGTCCAGCGCGCCCCCGTCGTCCGCATCGCCGTAGTCATCGTCGTTTGGCAATGAGCGCAAGCTGTATTCCTCCGCTTCTATTTCGGCGGCGGCGCGTTCGGCATCGCCATCCAGGAACACTTCACGCTGCATGTCCGAGACGAAATCACGGCGGCTGAGTTGCCGTTCCTTGCGCAGCTGCTGCTCCATTTCTTCGCGCTCGCGGTCATACGTGTCCTGAACATACTGTCGCAGCCCCTTCTGCATGCCCACATTCCAGTCGCCGATGCGGTGGTCCTTGAAGAACTTCTCGGTTTCGCGCTGCTCCTTTGTCATGGTGTCAAAGCCCTCCACAATGACCTCCTTTTCTTTGTCCTTGGTGCGTCGCACGCGTTCCTTGATGGTGTCCGCGTTCATGTCGACCGCCGCGCGTTCGTCATCCACGATGTCCGAATACGCAAACAGCAGCTCCACAATTGTTTTGCTGACCACGCTGCGCTCGATTTGCAGGATTTGCACCTCTTCCATGACCCCCGTCGCGGCTTCTTCTGCTCGCAGGGTGCCGGCAATGAGCTCATCTTCCTCGACCGGCACCGTCTCTTCAATGAGGACGCCCTCGTAATCCAGCATGCGCGTGTATTCCGTCAGCAGCTCCAGAAAATAGTATTTATAGAGGAGGTGCAGTGTGCGATTGTCAAACACCGAAAACAGCGTGTTTGATTTTTCGTTGTCCTTGCCGGAGTCATTGCCCTTGTTGGAAGATGGGGTTTTGATTTTGATTTCCGCGAAAAACGGCGTGATGTGCATCAACCGCATCAAATCCCGGACCCTGAACTGCATGCGCTGCAGCAGCGGGGTCAGTTGTTTGTCTCCATGAAATTTGTTGAGTCCTGCATACGTGCGGCCAATGATGTTTCGCACGTCATCGCGATGCCGGTTGCTGAGTCCCCAATGCGCCGGCACAATGACGCTGTCCGCATCTCGCACCACGTCGTTGCAAATCATGGACGGAAACACGTCTGCCAGCGAATGCATGCAGTTTTTCGTGAACTGGATTGCGCGATTCAAGGTTGCGTCATCGGATTCAATGACCGAGCCGCGTTTCTGCGGCGAAAAGTCCATCATCGTGCCAAACGTGGTTTTCAACTTTTCGCGCTGTTTTGAAAAGGTTTTCACGCCCGCCCGGTTGCCATCTAAGAATCTGCCGATTCGGGCCCAGCGGTCGTCGCACAGGTTGCTCAAATACGATTTGAAGTCGCGCATCTCCTCCGTTTCTTCCGACAGCGCCAGGTCATACGTGTCCATCATTGCCAACACGAAGGTCTGCAGCTCGTCCGGGATGATTGTGGTGGCAGCGGCAGTCCCGCTTTTCGAGTGCAGTTCGGCAATCAAGTCGCGCAGTTGCTGGTCGTTCGACCACTCGGGTTCGTCCAGTCGAATCGGAAGCACGTTTTCTCCGCTCACGACCTGCAGCATTTGCGTGAAGGCTTCGCGCGTGAAATTGACGCCGCGCCTCTTCAGCTTCTCAATTTTGGTGGCGAGTGAATCGGACGCATCGTATTCGTCCGGTCCCGGCTTGTTCAAGCAGAAGAGCTGCAGCTGCGGCGGGACGGGGCGCAGGTTGTCGTAATTGCAGAATGCCACAAATGCGGCATATATAGTGCGTTCATCAAACTGCGGCGACAGCGGGGGAAACTGCGGTTTGGTGGATTTGGGGTCATACAATGTGGCCGCGCGCGACATCTGCACGATGCGGTCAATGACGGCCTGTGTTTTGGCGGCATCTGCGTTGAACTCCTGGATGCCGGGGCGGTTGCGCACGAAGAACTGCAGCGTGGTGCTGTCCATGCCCTCCAGGCAGCACGCGTTTTGCAAGAACGGCACCCCCCCCTCGGCCTGCGGCTTCAACAGCAGCTTGGTTTGCACCTTGCTCACTATTTCCTGAACCAGTTGCTGCATTCCGAGAGAAAAATACATGACCTTTGCCTTGAGAACGCCGAGCTGTTCAAACTGTTCGGGCTTGCCGCGGCGCACATGTTCATCCAGCCGCTCCATGAACTGCGGCGTCACTTGATTGGGCGTGGGGTTAATGACGCCGCTAAGAGGCGGCAGAAACGTCGTCATGCGTCGAATGTCCAACTCCACCGGGACCAACTCTTCCACGTGTTCTTTCAAGTATTCGCGCTTGAGGGCAAGGAGGTCATTGACTTCGCCATTGGTGGTGGCATATTTCAGAACGTACGTTTTTATCCTGTCTGCAATGCTGGATTCCTTCAAATCCTTTATGGCGCTCCATGGTTCCACCGATTTGCTCTTGAGCTGGTGCGCAATGCACGCCATGTAGCGAATGCCGCTCATGTCCTCTTCCCCCAGCAGCGGGAAGCCAATGAACGAGCGCACGCACCCGGGTTGCGTCTTGTTGGTTTTGAGCGACGGAATGGCTGTTTGAATGGCGACCGTCAAAAATGTGAGGGTGCAAAACAGCAATGACGCATTCGTGAATTCCTTGTATGACGGCGGTTGTTTTTTGTCGGTTTCAAACTTGGCCTTGGCCATTTTGTTGTACTGGTCCTCCTTCGGCATCGTTGCGTTCAGGGTTGCCATGGTTTTTTCCACCACAAATTCTCTCACCGGATTCAAATCAACGCTCAAATAGTTGCCCATGGTTGTCACCAGGTTGGAAATCATGCCCGCGCGCGGGTTGTCGTATTTTTTCGGCACCGTCGTGCTGACCGATGTTGCCACAAGCGGGCCCAGTCCCGGTTCTTCTTCTTGCAGCATGACGTCGCGGAATTCGCTGCCCTCCTCCGTGGCAGATTCCAGCTGCATGATGACGTAGCCGCTGTGTTTGTCCACGATGGCGTTGCCTTCTTCGCTCATTTCGCCCTGCTCTCGGCAAATGGTGCGCAGCACAGACTGATACGACGTCGCAGACGAGGACGGCGACGGCGACGCGATGAATGCCGCCGCCAGTCGGCGCAAAAAGCCGGGCATCAGCTTGACGTCGGTTTTCACGCAATACAGCCAGTGCGGGTCTTCATTGAGGCGCTCGTTTGCGCCGCGCGTGTAACGCTCCACAAAATTCAGCACGTCTGCGCTGCGCTTCACCAAATCCGACTGCCCGAGAATGATTGTTTTCAGGCGTTCATAGGGCGACTGCAATATGTCCTGAATCTCGTCCGCGCTGACTTGGTGCCGCAGCTGCGCGTCATTGTATCTCGTCATGCGCGCGTATTTCATGTGCCGCAATCGGGGCAACACGGTTTCATAGTACTTGAATTTGCCGTCAATGCGCTGCACCGTGCGTTCGCGGTTGTCGTCCACGTTTGCCTTGAATTCCGAGTTCATTTCGGCGAGCAGCTCTTCTTTCACCGCGTCGGATGCCAGCTCATAGTCCATGCAGGTTTCATCCACCGTGAAACACTTGTCTTGCACGTTGCAGAAAAAGGCGGGGTCATACATGCTGACACCCATCGGGATGTTGGTGTCGCGAATCCACTTTTTGTTTTTGCGCACGTAGTACAAGTAGCGATTGGTGCCGTCCGCATTGTCCATCTCGATGACCGCGTAGTGCCCGTCTTGGACCGGCCGTTCTCCCAGCAGCATGGCCTCCGCCTCCACGCCGGCCTGGCGGTCGTCCGGCACCTTCAGCTCACGCTTAATCTCCTCCTTCAAAAACAGGATGAACTCCTCGCGCGGCATGGATTGCTGCTGTGATTCGTATTTCTCCAGGAACTTGTAATTGGTGCGGTCAAATTTGCGGTCGAATGCAATGTCCACCGCGTTGTCATCTTCCAGTTCATCGGTGTCGGACAAATACTGCTTTGCGATGACAATGTTGGCGCACTTGTTTTTGCCCTCCTCTTCCGCCTTGCGATGCTTGAATTTTTGGGTTTGCTGGTTGAGAAGCGCGGCGAAATCAAACGACGTCAGCAGCTCCAGGTTCAGCTTGGCGACCGCGCACATGTAAAGCCGAGCATTGTCCGCCACCAGCATTCGGTGCAGCAGCTCACTGGGACTCAGCGCACGGCGCAATCGAGCCTCCGCATCCGCCGCATCCGCGCGTTGAAAGGCAGTGTCTCCTCCAATGTTGTATTGCTCTTTTGAAAACCCGTAGGTTTCAAAGACGCTGTTTCCATTTGCACCGCCTTCATTCTCATCGCTGCCATGTTCCTTGCCGCTCACAAGCAGATTATACATGACCGACATTCCCAAATAAATCACGCCGTAATTGTGAGTGCGCAGTTTGTCGCACTGCGTCTTCAGCAGGGCGTAATTGCGCTTGTGGTCGCGAATGCGCTCGCGCAAGAAGGCAACCATGTCGGTGTATTGGCGGTATGTAAGGTCACGATGATACACCATGAAGGGCTCCAAGTAGTCGAGAATTTCCGACATGGTCAGTCGGCCGACCAAGTGTTTTTTCACGAGGTCAAACAGCACGCGGGTGCGCGGAACAATGATGCGCAAGTACTCCGCGTATCGGTCCGAGTCGGTGATTTCACGGTTGAGCACGTATTCCTTGATGTCGCTCAAAAAATCCCGCGAATTGAATGTGATGTTGTCGTCCAGGTCGTCGATGGTGCGCGTGGTTATGCGCGTGTTCTTGCGCAGCAGCTGCCAGTAATTCAAGTTGTGCTGGTTCAGCTGCGACTTGTCCAAAATGTTGATGCGGTGCAAGTTGATGCGCGAATATTGCACCGTTGGTGCCGGCAGCATGATGAACGACTTCACGGTCATGGTGTCGGCCGGCGTCATGGGAACCACGTCGGCCGTCATGCGATTGTTTGTGATGGTGGTTGCGTTCAGACGCGTCATGCCCAGGTTGTAGCGCTGCATGACGAAGCGGCGCGTTTTCAGCTCCTCGCCTGCCACCACCGACGACTCCAGTTGTCCCAGGTTGTCAATCACGGCGGCCAGGTTGTCGCGCACGGCTTCGCTGACGAGGTAGTCGTCCTTGTATTCGGGCTGCTCAAACGGGGTTAGCTGAGTTGCGCACAGCTTGTTCACATACGCGGCATACTTTTCGCCGCCGTTTTTGTAAGCGGCGTGCAACTCCGCCTGGTCGGACAGGGTTTGCGCCATCGTCATTTGGACCACGTCTTCTTTCGGGGCGGCCAAAAACATTTCATCCGAGGCTTCGTTCACATACATCTTTTTGCGATTCACGGCAACCGGCAGAATCCAATGCAGGCGCTGGTTCAATTTGCGCAGCGAATCAATGAGCGGTCGATGGTCGGGGCCGTGCGTCAGCGGCATGTGCGCGTTGCCGCTGCGGTCAAACTTGGAAAATTCTTCGCGCAGCTGTTTGAACCGGGTGATCAACGTGTGGATGTTGTTTAAAACCGCGTCGGTGCGCTGGGTGGCAGGCACATTGGAAAGGAGCGCATTCAACATGTCATTGGTCTGTGATTCCAGGGTGTACCGCTTGCGCTCATCCGGCACGTCCACCATGAAGGAGAATTCTTGCACGGCTTGGGACGCCATGATTTCGTCGGCATCGTGCAACATTTCTGCAATGGCATTTCTAACTTCGGGAACCGCAATGTCCACGGTTTGAACCGGGGGCGCAGTGCCATCATCAAACGGGTCCGATGGTCCCGACAGTTCCATTGGTTCGTCTGCTGCCAATCCGCTTTCCGCCACGCGTGTTCCGCTTGGCGGGGGTCTTATGTTGATGCGTTCAATCGGCAAGTTTTCGGGAAGGCCTTTGAACTGGAAATCGATGTAAATGACTTCATTGTCTGGAACGGTGGTCAGCTCAATCATGTCTTCGCCGTCTTCTAAATTGGAAATGCGACCGGTTATCACGGTGGGGTGTTCTCCTCCAAAATAAATGTCAACCCACGTGTTTGGCACAAGGCCGTTTTGGCGCGCATATCCTTCTTCCGATGCATGGTCCAGAATGTGAATGTTGCGTATGGATTCATCCGAAAACGAATCTGTCTCCGGATTTATGGTCAATACACGCGGCAACAATGTTTCGACATCAATCAGCCGGAATTTGCTTTCATCCAAGTAGTCAATCAGGTAGACATGGTTATTCAAATCCTGATTTTTGGCTTCAATCTGAATAATGTCTCCCAATTTTAACTGTACTAATAACGACATCTGCGCGCGTGGAATATATATACCTTAACATAAGTTTCTATTATATTTTTATTAAAATAAAATAGCAGTGTATATTATAATTCGATTCAAACATTTGAATGTCCGTGTCGGTCAAACCGAGAAAGAAAATTGTTCCCACTTTAGTGAGCGTTGCTCCCGATGCCGCCGCGGTTGCCACGTTCAAGACAACGAAAAACCCGCTAGAAAACACCGCAGATTTGATTGCGATGCGATACGGTGTTTCAGAAGAAGCGCCAAAAATCGACGAAGCGGTCTTTGAAAAGAATCGCAACCAGGGGAAGAAGGTGGTTCCATTGAAGGAATACTTCGAACAAACCGCGAAAGAGTTTGTTCAAAAAGAAGCGGAGAAAAAAGAAGAAGCCGTCAAAAAAAAACGCGAGTATGCCAAGCTCACGCCATGCCAGCGGAAGGCGAACACGCTGCAACGAAACCTGGATGGCTACGTGAAAGACTGCGACCGCGCACTTTCAAACGAAGCGTTGATTGAAATGGCGGACAAGGCTCGAGAGAAGGCGGCAAAGGCAGCGACCAAGGGAACAACAAAAGGAAGAAAGCGAACTGCAAAGTTGTCCCGTTCCACGTCCAGAACACCATCCAGTCTGTCTTTCAAAAAAGGAGGCCGCCGAACCCGGAAAATGCACAGATAATAATTATGAAATGAAGTTAAAGACATGCGCAATATGATTCATAGACTTGCACCAATTATGGCATCATCCGCATCCGCATCCGCATCCGCATCCGCATCAACAACCACAAATTCCGTGTCTTGGAGATACGATTTAAAGCGTGCATCCCCTGACATTTTGCGCGCATTCAGTCTCATGTTTCATGACCCCGAAAGTGATGAACTGCAGACACTCCTGAAGAAATCCGGCCTCACCAATAAAAAGTGGAAGAGCGGGGGGCGCGTGCATTCCATTTTAAAATACATCAACGGCACATTGAAATGCGACGAACTGCAAACACTCGGGCTGCTGCGTTCAGTCGTTTTGGACCAGCACGGAAAAATCATGGCATACTCACCCCCCAAATGCGTGGTTCCCTCTGCAGACGAACTAAAGAACCGGTTTTCGGATGACAACATCATCGTGGAAGAGTTCGTGGAGGGCACAATGTTCAATGTGTTCTATCACAAACCCAATGGCCAAGAGGACGGGGCGGCCTGGGACATCGCGACCAAAAGCTGCGTGGGGGCAAACGTCGTGTTCCATTCGGTGCAGCCAACATTGAGCCCACTACAAGACCAAAACCAAGACCAGACCCAGCAATCACAAGACCAGAAATCACAAGACCAGCAATCACAAGACCAGCCACCAGTTGAACCAGTTGATGCAGCAGAACCAAAGAAGACGTTCCGACGCATGTTTTTGGAGTGCATGAATGCCGTTGGGTTGGACTTTGACGCATTGCAAAAAGACTGCAGCTACAGTTTTGTCATGCAGCACCCGAACAACCACATTGTGCGTGAGATTGCAAAACCAACGCTGTATTTGATTGCCGTTTACAAGATTGACAACGAGAACCTTGTGGTGGAGGAGCAGTGTCGCGACGAGCATTTGCAAAGAATCAATGCATCCTCCGGCAATGAAGGAACCACGCTGCGCTTGCCTCTGCGTTTCACCGATGTTGGGTTGGCTGAACTGCAAGAGATTTACACTTCATTGAATTCCCCATACGATTTTCCCGGCTTGGTTTGTCGCGAGAGCAGCACCGGCGTGCGTTTCAAGTATCGCAACCCGAATTATGAACGCATGAAAAATTTGCACGGCAGTGAGCCCAAACTGCAGTTTCAGTACTTGTCGCTGCGTCACCAAGGCAAGGTCAAGGAGTATTTGAAGCTGCACCCCGAGCACCGTGCAGCGTTTCAGAAATTCCGGGACCAACTGCACGCTTACACGACCCAGTTGTTTGCAAACTACATCGGGTGCTATGTTAGAAAAGAGCGCCCCTTCGCCGAGTTCCCCCCCGAGTTCAAAACGCACATGTTCCGACTGCATGAGCGCTATTTGAAAGAGCTGCGCGAAAAGAAGGAGCACGTCACGCTGGGACAAACCATTGCCTACATGAACGGGCTGTTTCCATCGCACCAAATCTACGCACTGAATTACGGGGTGCGTAAAGCGTGCGAAAAATCATGAACCATGATGACCCGAACGTGTGGGAAAAAAAGATAAAAAGATAAATTTTTTAATTTTTGTTTTGCATCAAATATTAAAATACTAACCATAACCATAACCAAGGGAAAGTAGGGGGGTCAAAGGAGGGCTTACGGGAACCTGGGTTCCCGTTTAGCGGTGAATCTGCGAAATCAGGGATTCAAACACGGCGGCCGAATCCCGTGCGGCTGCAATCAAATACGTGTTCACAATGTCAACATCCGTTGCCGCATGGAACGCAATGCGAATCATGCTGTGCGTGTCGTGCGGATGGTTCTTGCGAAACCCGCAAAACGAAATCGTCTTGCTGCCCATGTAATGATTCACGTGAATGAAGTGTTCAATGCATTTGCCCAGCGTGTAATCCTCGTTCTGCAGCGTGATGTCGAACCCGTTGCTGAGAGTGGTGTCTGACGTTGTCACATCCACATCGCCGTTGGCATTTTCGATGTCTGAAATCATTTTCTTGCATTTGTCAATCATGATAAGGCACGCCTTGGTCATAATTTCGGAATTGGAATACACCCCAATGGATTCAATGATGAAATCAAAACTGTCGGGCTTGGTGTATCGCAGTGCTTCCATGGAGAACCAGTTTTTCTTTTCGGACGCAATGAATGCCGCGTCATTGCCATCGCGTTCGAGTTTCTTTGCACACTCGGCCCACACCTTTTCGGCTTCTTCCACATTCGGAGTTGTGCAGTAAGCGCACGTGCTGACCACATTGTACATGCCATCCATGCGCGCAGTTCCCACTCCGATTTCGGCGGTGAGCGCGAGTCGCTCGCCTTCCACAAATTGGGTTAATCTTGGAATCAATCGGGCAATCAGAATGTAGCCGCCAGTTTTCACATCCGGCGGAAAGATGCGCCGAACCACGGACTCACTCAGCTCTTGGCCCGTTTTTGCATTGACCATGCGGAAGTCCTGGGTTGTTGCATACTGATTTGCAGTTCCCGTGTTTTGAACGTCGAGCACCACGCGATAGTCTTCCACGTTGAAGTCCTTGAAATCGGGGTCGTTGGCCTTGAGGTGGATGGGAATGCAGCCCATGCGCTGCTTAATGATTTCATTGTTCAGACGCGTGGTGTTGGCCGTGATTTGAACGCGGTTCTCTGCGTGCGGCAGTGTGCGGAAACAATACGTGGGAATGTCAGCTAGGATGGTGCGTCGGATGGCGTTGGCCAAGCTCACGTTGATTTGACTCACGGTCAGTTTGAGGGTGCCGTCATGGTCGGTGAAAGATTCAATGATGGGCAGTTGAGGCATGTTTCTGTATATCAATATTGAGTCGCGGTTGTTGATTTTGCTGTCGGTTTGTCTCTAATACATTAGTTGCGCATTATTTATAAATCAATTTTTATTGAAATCATGTTGTTCATTGATTAATATTAATATAATCATTTATGCATCCAGAAAATCCACCATCGATTTTTATATATGCGCAATTATAATTTCCATGTTTTTTCATGATCTTCCAAAGATTTATTAAATGAGTTTTATCCTTGAACGTGTCCATTGTTATGCTACAACCATTTTCAAATTTATTCTCAACGACAGATACTGTCTCGATGACTCTACAGTCTTGACCATATTTTTTCATAAATTCTAAAATGTCCTTGCAATTTTTTTGTGTGGAATTTGATACACTTATTTCTGTGCTCATTCGTATTTGTGTTTGTATTTGTATTTGTATTTACATTTATGTTTATATTTATATTTATATTTGCATTTGTATTTACATTTCCATGAACTATTCATGATGTTCATGTTTGAGAGATATTCCGATATTACATTAATGGGACAAATTAATGCAATTCAAATTGGGTTTAAGAGTAATGCATGGGTTTAAGGGGTTCAAGGGAGGGGTTTAAGGGGGACGCATGTCCCCATTACTAGTTGGAAGATGGCAGCGGCGCCAGGCACAGCTTAATCTCTCCCAGACTGGCGACGTAATACTTGACGACCAGCGGCAGGTCGTTCTCCAGATACATCTCAATCTGGCTGCACAGGTTGGTGCATTTGATGAAGTAGCCCAGATTTTTCAGGGAGAATTCGCCCTGGATGATTTTATTGAAGTCCTGTTTTTGGATGAACTCCATGCTGCCGTCCGTTTCCACGCGCCGAATCTCCGCCGTGGCAAACTGGCCCGAGCACCGGAAGATGAGCTCGTTGCCCACCGACTTGATTTCCAGCTTGTCCGAAATGCACGACATGTCGCGAATGATCTTCTGGAAATCGGAGGACGGCAGGTTGATGACCGACGAAAACACCACGTTGGGCTCAATGAACTCCTCGGGGTCGGGCTCAATGAGTCGCAGCTTCTGCGTCTTGCACTGCTTAATGTCGCCGTTCTCGAACTTCAAGCCCAGGAACGACACAATGCCGTCATTGTAGTCCTTCTTCTCAATGTAGAGCGTCAGCGTGTCATCGTTGTCAATGGAGTTGATGAGCTTGAACAAGTGGAACATGTTGACGCCGATAATGATTTTCTCCATGTGGCACTCATAGTGCTCGAAATTCTCCGCACCCAGAAACAGGTGCGCCAACATGGTGTGGGATTTGTCCATGTTCACGATCCGAATGCCGTCCTTTTTGAACATGATGTTGGTTTCCAACAAGATGTCCTTTAGCGCAGTCATCAGCGTGCGAAACGGCGCAATTTGAACGGTTTTAATGGTCAACACGTTGTCGGCATATGCATTGGCATTGGCATTCGCAGATGCGTTCATTTTCCAAAACAAGAGATATACATGGTTTAAATGACAATCTTTAAATGCTTATGACACAATTTATTGATTTTGCAACAATCAATTGTGCATACATGTCCTATGACATGATTTATGACATGATTTATCCCATGATCTTGTATTTTGAAATGACCATGGCGCCCAAGATGAGCACCATGGCGGCGTAATCATCCAGCGTGGTGGGCAGCTTCAGCCAGAACGCATTGGACAGCACTTGACCCAAGAAATCAAACACGTAGGAAGAGAGAGACACTTGAGCGGCTGAGAGGAACCAGTTGCCGATGCGGTTGGACGGGATGACAAACATCCACTCGATGGTGGCCCAAAACTCGGCGGTCAAAATCTTCTTAATTGTGCCGGCGTCTTTCATGCCCGGCGTGGTTTGCATGAAAAGCGCTAAATCCATTGTGACCATAATGGCCAGATTTAGAAAAATCCAAAACAACAACAGACCGATGGAAAATTGATGCTTCATCTGGTATTTAGTGAATTTTTGTTGATGAGATATATATTATACACAATATAATATATTATATATCTATTATATATCAAAAATACAATAACATTTATTTTAGTAAAATGTCTAGTGCTTCTGCATCACCTGTCCCTTCGTCGCCAAGTCCTTCGGCCACTTCACCCAGCCCTTCAGCCACCACTGCATCAGCATCATCTGGTCCCAGCGCTTCCCCCGATGCAAGCGGCAAAACCCCGTTGAACTATTTGCTGTGGTTTGTGGCGTTCATTTGCGCACAAGCGTCATCTATGTGGGGTCAGTTCGTCACCTTGAAATTCCCCAACATGGGCATGTTTGCCGCTTACAAAATGGCCATCCCGTTTGCATGGCTTGATTGGCTCTTCATGTCCGTGGCCGTCAACATTGGCGACAAGTACAAGCTCGTCACCCCCACCCAAGACACGTTCACCCTCATCACGCTGCAGTTCACCGCCATTCTTCTCATCAACCACTTTTACTTGCACCAGCCGTTGTTTAGGAGCGACATCGTGGCGTTCTTCATGATTCTGTTCGGCTTCGCCGTCAGCTTCAACAACATGCTGTCTAAAGCGCTGGGTCGCCCGGTCCCCACCGTGTCCCCGGCTCCTGGTGCCAGTGGAGCCCCTGGTGCCACTGCTGCACCCGCTCCTCCCGTTGCACACAAGGGCGACCGCAAGAAGCTCAAGTTGCTTAAGAAGATTTGGGGGGTTCAGCCCACCAACGACTACTCCGCTCTAACGCAGAACTGAGCCAAAAGACGCAGACAAATGATGAAAAATGGTTTATGTCATGTCATTTTTTGAACATGATATAAATCACATAATAAAACAGTTTCATGCATTTCATGCATTTCAAGCATAAAGCTTCGTGGACGTCTCCTGTCCCGTCACGCGCTTGATGAACGTGTCGCCGTCCAGCAGCTCTTTCAAATTGTCCATGTGTTTGTCTCGATACCTGAACAAGAAATTCACGATGGCCGACATGGGCAGCTGCTTCTCCTTGATCGCCGCGTAAAATGTTTTGAACGCGTCCGTCATGGCTTCCGTGGTTGCATAGTGCTTGGTTCCCAGCATGTCGCGGAACAGCTTCTCAATCTCCGTGCGACTGGGGTAGTTCAGCTCCACGATGAGGTCTATGCGCCCCTGACGCAGCAGCGCGGGGTCCAGCTTCTCGGGGTGGTTCGTCGTGATGAACACGATGAGCCCGTGCTTGAACAGCACGCCGTCCAGAATGTTGAGCAGGTTGCTGAACGTGAAGCTCTGCGTCTCCACCGACGTGCGCTTTTCAAACAGGCAGTCAATGTCTTCCAGAAGCAACACGGTCTTGGGGTCCAAGTTGCGGAACGAGCCCTGGACAGTGGCGTTGTCCATGTCGCGGCTCATGCTCATGATGCCCAAATTGTAGTGAATCTCGTTGCACAGCGCTTTTATCAAGCTCGTTTTGCCGCTGCCCGGCACCCCCGTGAACAGGTACGTCTTTTTGTACGGGATACCGAACGCGTCGTACTCCGCCTCGCTGTTCAGAAAATCCGTAACGTCGTCCATGATGCGCTGCTTGACGCGCTCGTCCATGTAGACCGTGTTCAGCCGACGCACGGGGATGCGGCTATACGTGTTCCACTCGCTGTATTTGTTGGTCACGGAAATGCGCAACTTCTCGTCGCTGGTGTTGTCAATCTCGCTGGCCAGCTTGTAAAATTCCAAAAAAGAATCGGGCGTCGGCGTGCGCACCAGCAACCGGCGAAAGTACACCATGCCGTCGCAGCTGGTTGGTCGAGGGTTCTTCTCCTCTCGATAGTCAATCTCAAACGCGTGCTTCTCACCCTTGGCATCCGTGAAAACGTAGTCGTAATCGCCGCATCCAATGCTCATGAACAGCGCATTAAGCGGGTCGTACAGTGCCTGTGCCGCCGGCACTTCTTTCTCCTTTGATTTTTCGTCAAGCACGGTTTTTACTGCATTGTACGTTCTCCGGTTGAAATGCTCGTGCACTTCAATGCGCACTGGCACGGCATAATTGGTTCGCGTCTTCAATAACGCTGCGTTTCGGAACAAATACGATAGAACGCGGCCTTGATAATACTTCGGGATTTCGTGTTCGTGGATTGGCGCGGCTGCTGTGGAGGTCATGGTGTAATGAAGGATTACGTTATTTCATAAACGAATGATGCCTTTAAATGCATTCGTCATAGTTTTAGCGGGGTTGGGTTTGGTGCGGGTCATTTTCGCGCATTTTTTGTGCAAGCATATATTATCAACCTCATCATGCCCGAAGTGGACAATGTGCATTACACTCCCAACCTGGAATATTTTCTGCAAAGAAAGGGGGAGGAATGCGAAGCGTGGTCCAATCTCCATTTGATGTGTCATAAAAAATTCAAACACCGTGAAACCATGTTCAATTTGACAATCATAACAATAACCGCATTCATTGGTTTCGTGTCCGGTCTCAACCTGAGCTATGAATACATTCACCTGATTCTTGGCGGGATGAGTCTTTATGCCAGTCTATTAAAAAGCTATTTTTCGTATTTGAAAATCAGCCAGAAGAGCGAAAATCATCGCATTGCCTACATACAATACGGACAAATTGCGAACGAGATTCGCGTGGAGCTTGCGCTTGAACCGACCATGCGCAACCGCGGCAGTGGATTGCTGGATTTGATTCGCATTAAAATGAAGAATCTGCTTGAAGTCTCCGAAATTGTGGACAATTCGATTATTAATGAATATCTCTCGAAAATTGGGAACGCAAATCGAAATGATGTGCTGCATTGGTTCACGCGGGAACGAAACGTGTCGCACACCAAAACCAATGATGACGACGCAATTGGAAGACCGCATGTCTTGAAACTGGCCAATCGCGTTGAATCGTATGTGGACATTGAAAACAAGGTGTTGAAGTTGCCCAACGCAGGACGGAGCAGCAGCATGACGTCGCCACAAGTCGTGGAATCCGATTCGGGGTCTGAATGCAACACAGACACTGCAAATACAGACAATGCAGACAACACAAATACAGACAATGACACTGTTACGGGGATAATGGTCTAAGCGTATTTTTCTTGAATTTCTCTCTTATCCGAAATTCAAGAAACAGGTTATGATGTATCACCTTCTTCAAGGGGGGGGGGGACGCATGTCCCCCTCAGTATTCCGGCGTGTGCTTTTTAAATAAACACCCATGGGGGGTTATGCCGACCATTTCATTGATGACGGCTGCGTTCTGAAACTTGCAGTTTGCCAACCAAACCTTCACAATGCAGAAGTTCTTTTTGGGAGAAATTGTTATGCCGTTCACCACTGGCAGCAGCGCTTTGTTGGGGGAAATGCTGTTCCCCACCACTGCATACGTTAATTGACGCCAACAATCTTGCACGTCCTTGTTGCTGACCTTATATGAGAAACAGCCACCATTCCGGTTTCTAACATCTTCCCAAATGGGCGTGATCCCTTCCCTCATCAAAAACAGCATGCAGTTCATGACCAATTTGGGGGGAAGCATTTCGGTTACACTAACCGTTTGTTCCACCGTGTTAAAATCATACAACTTTACATAGCTTTTCAATGACCAGTCCGTGTCATGCGGAAGATGACACCACAATGTCCATCCACTCGACAGCGCATGATGAGATGACGCAACGGGTGCAACTGCAACGTCAGCCGCATCATGAGAATGTGTGGAGGAGGTGCAGGGCGCATTCGCGGGGGAAGAGGAAGATGAAGATTCCTTCATGTTGTTCTCAATATACATAAATTAATATTACTTTTTAAATTGATTTTGTATGTATTTTATTTTCATGTCAATCTCATTCCCATTTTATTCCCAATCCTAACAACGAGTTGTCTGGATGCGGGTGCCAGCGCTCGACGCGACTGCAGCTGTGCAATTTGTGCTCGCAGCCACGCAGGAATCGGCCACCGCCGGCGTTGCAAATACTGCAAATATGCCTGAATCCATTGAGGCAACTGAAAGGCTGGAGGCGGTGCAGGTGCAGGCGCAGGCGCAGGCGCAGGCGGCACAAAAAACACCAGCTCATCCAGGTTCAGGGGGGTTCCAGATGTTATGCTTGTGCGCTGCGTGAACCGCCCGACACGCTCCCTGCAACACACGTCTTTCAACAAGTGTTTCCATTTGTAGGTTGATGCAGAATTCGATTTGAGAGATTCAAGCAAAGAGTGTGTCAGCGCACCAGCCGCCTTTCCAGCAAGAAACGCATCCGCACTTGTTTGCGAGTCCTGGCATCCACTGATGCAGAAAACATTCCCGGCCGTTTTTGCATAGCGTTTGTGTTCATAACTGGTTTGGCGAAGGGCCCATGCGTTCTGGTCATACGTGGATGGAAACGGTGCGGTCGAGTCAATCAAATAGCTGCTGTCATCACACTTGTATCGCAGGTCGCACCCAGTGCCGCTGTGGCACATGTCCAACACCACATACAAACGAACTCCGGCCGGCACCAACGCTGCCAGGGCAGACCTAACCACATCGTCCGTGATCATTCCAGCCTGGTTGAAGTCCAACGGACAAATGCATGAATCTGTGCCGCTTTCTTCATCGCCGTTGGTGTCGCGCTGCAATGACCCGTGCCCTGAAAAATGAAACCAAAGTTCGTCGCCCGCGCGGACACCTTGCAGCAATTTTTTGAATCCGTTAAGTATATTCGCACGCGTGGGCTTTTGAGGGGTCGTGTCACTCATGAAAATGATGGACTGCGCCGCATATCCTCGCGAAGTCTGTAAATACTCTGCCACGTTGTTGATATCGTTGATGCATCCAAACAACTGGCTTGATGTGCCAACGTAATTGATTCCCACCAACAATGCACGCTTCATTCTGGTTATAATGATGTGTTATATAATTCTGCGTTATTTTATTTTTTTCAAACAGAAAGCGAAAGTGTTAAACATTCACTGACGTGTAATCGTAAAGCAATCGAATGAAATAATCATCATCTTGTTGAAACCCGGGTGATAACATGGGATATTCACTGTATTTATAAGCCGCCATGTTCGCAAAGTGATAATCGCGTGGATTGGTTGGACGGGAATAGAGGTTGGTTTTGGATATGTAGAAAATCGACACTTGTCTTATCTTGTTGTTGTATTCAATGTTGCATGAATCCCGTCTTAAAATGTAGGTGTCATTGTTGCGCACGTGGTGTGCATAATTCAACACCATCAGTTCTGTCATATGAATGTTTAAAATTTCCTTATATTCGAGTTTCAATATATTCGCATACATTTTTTGCATCTCATTTTGTTGAATGATTGGAGAAGAAGGCTTCATGATTTGCGTTGCGGGGCGGTGCGTTGCGTTATGTGAATTGTCGGATTATTAAATATACATGGCGTATCTTTAATAATATTCGTAAAAAAATATGAAATGCATGAAAAGAAACAAACCAACAAGAAACAAACCAAATGAATTAAACTAAACCAAACCAGTGTCATGCACTTCAAACCCATTTTCACACACCTTCAGACAATTGCATGGTTGCAACGTGTGCAGAGTCGCATTGTTGTCAATGCACTTGATGGTGTAATTGCAGGCGTTTAATGTGGCGTCGTCTGCAGCTCCTTTCAAATCCAAATTGACACCATGGTTTTTTCGGACGAACCACTTCAAAAATGCAGGGTCCAGCAGCTTGTTCCCCAATACGTAAAAATTATCCGGACTCGACAAGTTGATTTCATACTCGGAGTCTCCATGATGCAAAACAATTTCTATCATGCGATGACTCACCGGCACAAACTTTCTATCGAAAAAGCACGAGCCATCTGTTTCACGCGGAAATCCGTCATATTTCATGACATGCATGCACATTGGATTGTCGCTTGATGCGGTGGCTGCGGTGGGAATTTGACACAAGACAAAATCAAATTTCATGCTGTGGTTCTCTATTTTGGAAATCTGCTCTCGAATGTCTTCTTCATTTTCACTGTCTTCTTCATTTTCATCCGCATCTTTCTCATTGTTGGGACCATTGACCTCACCGTTGTTCAAATTAATATCAACAACATCATCCGAATCAGAATCGTGCGTGCCTTCAACCTGGTCCAACAATCGGTCAATCAATCCAAATATAGAGGAATGCCCCTGAATTTCAACACCATCTTTGATGACACGCACATAGCAATGGTCGTCATCCAAATTTGCGTCTGAATCCGAATTCGAATCAATGTCTCCAATAAATGACGCGACCTGTTCCTTCAAATACACGACCGCGCCATGTGCAACCGGCACAATGTATCTCGTCGTGAACCGCTTCGTGTGCGTAAACGCGGACACACAGCACCATCCAATTTCAAGAGCAATGTCAACCCAATTCTCCGCCGTGAATGTTTTGTAAGCATATAATCCAGCCCCCAATGCAATTACCGTGTACAGTTGCGTCGCGACAATTGAGTTCAATTCTTGTTCGGTGCAATTCATCAATTTCCCAGAAGCATCATACGTGCTTGTCATGCAGCTCATTAAATGTTGATTTGGATGGATGGGGTTTGATATACACCATTGAAACAACATTTTTATATTGTTTCAATTTAATTATAATATGCATGATTCACTCATGAGAACTTATTTGATACAACACCACATTGCACTTTGAATGTTTTTTGCACAGCGGCGGTTCTGAATTGGATTCAGTCGCCGCATTCAAATTGCACTTTTTCCCTTTGTTTTTGCCGGTTTGAATCTCGGCAGCGCACTTGATGGCGCTTGTGGTTGGGGGTGTGGTTGTGTTTGAATCACCGGAATTCTGGTTGGATTTGGGATTTGATTTGGGTTTCGACTTTAACGCAATCTTGTAGTGTCTCAGGCAAAAAGGTCTCATTTCATGCTGATAAAATGAATTTGCCTCGCATTTTTCAAGCGAACATTTAACTCCCGGCATGCACGCGGATGCCGGCGCATTCACTCCCACCAACCGCTTAATGACCGGATGCTGACCGATGCAAGGCAATAACCGATTTGTCAATGTTCGACAGTAGGGACATTTGATTTGGTTCAACCCTATTTTTTCATGATAGTTGTGAACTCCAAGACGTCCTTTTTGACGGAGGACTTCTTGATACAATGGTTCATAGTTGAATTTGTGTCCGCACTCTAAAGAAACACAAAATAAATGCAATGGCTCATTCGAGATTAAGCATGCGTCGCCGTGATGGGCCTGTTCCTGTTCCTGTTCCTGTTCCGGTGCCTGTGCCAAAGGGTTTTGCACGCACATGTTTTTTAGTGCCTCAAAAAAATTCAAATCGAGGTCATCTTCCACTTCATATTTTGCATGGAGTGCATTGTGCTGATGTGGCTGTGGATGTGGCTGTGCTTGCATTTCCAGGTATATTGAGCGTTTTGTTTGGGTTCAGTGTTATTCAAAACAAAATAAAATGTCTTTATACTTTATACACTTATATAGTTGATTTTATTCTACATGACAACCAAAGACACATGGGGCCCTGCAACATGGACCTTGTTTCACACTTTGGCAGAAAAAGTTAATGATGCAAATTTCAATGAAGTGAAAACGGACTTGTTTGGATTTATAAAACGCATCTGTTTCAATTTGCCGTGTCCGGACTGCGCAGCACATGCAACTCAAATCATATCAAAGGTCAACCCGGATAGTTTTCAAAATAAACAACAACTGAAATTATTTTTATTCAATTTTCACAATTCGGTGAATGCACGAACCGGGAAACGCGCATTCACAATTGAAGAAACGAACTCCAGATATGCGCGGGCCAATACATTTGTCGTGGTGCCGCATTTTATCAAAGTGTATTCACATCGCAACACCAATGTGCGTCTTTTAATCAACAGCTTTCATAAGGACATTTTAATCAAAGACTTCATCAAATGGATGCGCGAAAACAGCCACAAATTCCAAAAATGATTGTTGCAAGGTTGTTTCAAGAATATCCTGAATATCCATAATATCAATGGCATCAATGGCAATGGGTTAATTCGGGTTCTCGTCATTCCCAAGCTGTTTCGCAAGAACGGTGCGCGTTTTGGAACCCACCGAACACTTGTTTTTGCCGTCGCAATCGTCGCAGGAGCACCCGCCAAAATCGTAGAGACCGGCCTTGCCGACTATGCTTTGCGTCGCGTAAAACCCGCCAATGCCTCCGATCAAACCCAACAATAACATGCCAATATAGGTTTGCGACCCCATTGCACCGCACACATCATCCCCCAAAAATGTGATGACATCCACGAAAATGAGAATGATGAAACTCATTATGATGCCAATCAACGCATTTGCATCAAGGCGTTTGGATGCCTGTATGCAAAACACAACGTAGGCCACCGTGTACCACAAAAATGCCGTCGTGAATTGATTGCAACGCGAGTTTCCACTAAATGCAATAAAAACCATTGAAATGAGAGAAACAAATGTTGCACCAATCAGGTGCCCCAAACATTTGGGGAAGTTGCGATTTACTAAGCAGATGCCAATGGCAACGCCCGAAATCAGAAGCGGAACGGTCTGGTTGAACTTTGATATGCCAATCCCCTCGTCCAATATTTTATACACGGTTGTGAATGCATCATTGACACTCACATAATTCACAGTTGGTGCGTTAAACAATGACATCGATTGCAGTGTGTGTGTCTATGTATGTGTATGTATGTGTGTGTGTATGTATGTGTTATATCTTATGCCTTATATCTTATATATAATATACTTAAATATAAAATTGCCATGATAAACACTTGCGCCCATTCACACGCATTCATCCATCCATTCGCAAAATGGGCATCCCCAGTTATTTTGCTCACGTGCTAAAAAAATACCCCCATGTCATAAAACGGCTTTCGGAGTTGCCATGCATCAACAACTTGTACCTGGACTGCAACGGCATGATTTACGACGTGGTGCGCCAGATGCAGTTCTCCCCTGACAAACAGTCCGAGTATGAAGCCGAACTGTTGCAGCGCATCTGCGACAGCATTGACGCGTGCATCGAAATCCTGCGCCCCACCAGCAGCGTGTTCATCGCGTTTGATGGCGTGGCACCCGTCGCCAAATTGAATCAGCAGCGCGAACGCCGCTACAAGTCCTGGTACTTGGGCGTCATGGAAACGCAGCGCCGACGCGACATGACCACACAAAATCAAAAAAACGGTATGAAAAAAACCGGCCACGTTGAACCGCCTAAACCCGCGTGGAACACGTCCGCCATCACACCCGGCACCAAATTCATGAACATGCTCCACAGCAAACTGGCCGAGCATTTCGACGCGTCGGACCCCGCTGCTCTTAACGCTCGCTACAATTTGAGCGGAGGTCCCGGCATCATTGTCAGCAGCAGCAAGGAGCCCGGCGAGGGCGAGCACAAGCTGTTTGAATACATTCGCCAACATGCGGCGCAACATGCCGCGGCAACCACGGTCATCTACGGTCTGGATGCCGACTTGATTATGCTGTGCATGTCGCATCTGCACGTGTCACGCGGCATCTACTTGTATCGCGAGACGCCCGAATTCGTGAGGTCAATCAATGTTGCACTGGATGAAAAGGAGAGATATTACATGGACATTCCGGAATTTGCCGACGCAATTGTGGAACAACTAACCAGGGGCGAACCGATGGTTCGCCGACCCCCTCCTTTTAAGGGGGCCGCACCCCTTTGCAAAGTCATGGACTACATATTCATCTGCTTCATGCTGGGCAACGACTTCATGCCGCACTTCCCGGCACTCAACATTCGCACCACCGGCATAGCCACCCTGCTGGAAGCGTATCGCGCAACAATTGCGCCGGATGAAACCATAACCATCGCGCACCCCGATGGCAGCAGCCACGGCATTCATTGGCCAACCTACAAGAAACTCATCGCTGCACTGGCGACTCAGGAACTCACCCTGGTTCGCAAAGAGCATGCGACGCGGGACCGTCAAGCCCGGCACATGCGCGACACGGACAAGGAGGACGACGTCATGCACGACGTCATGATGCTGCCCATCACGCAGCGGGAGGTGGAGCGCAGCATCGACCCGTTCAATGCGGGGTGGGAGCAGCGATACTACGCCACGCTGTGCGACATTCCCATGAATGGGAAAAACAATGCTCATGAAATCGCCGCACTGTGTCGCAATTATTTGGAGGGCATGGAGTGGACGTTTCAGTATTACACGCACGGCTGCGTCGATTGGAAATGGACGTATGCCAACCACTATCCGCCCTTGTTGTCGGATTTGGTGCAGCACATCCCGGATGATGCGACGCTTTCATTTTTACATGTTGCGCCCAAAGACCCGATTCGCGACGTGGTGCAGTTGTGCTATGTGCTGCCCAAATCGAGCCACCCGCTGTTGCCTCCGGCTGTCGCGCGCGGACTCATGCGGAGCAAATTGGCATCCAAATACACGGATGACGGCAGCCACGATTTCAAGTGGGCATATTGCAAGTACTTCTGGGAGTGCCACACCAACCTGCCCGCATTGAATTTGGCCGAGCTGGATGAAATTGTGAAAAAAATGGATTGACGGATTCACGGATTCACGGATTCACTGATTCACGGATTCACGGATTCACTGATTTTAACTTATGGTTCCTTCGCGTTTGATGGCGCGAAAGCATTTGACCAATTCATTGTAATTGACCGTGTATTCGGGGTCATCATCGGTTTCAATCACCGGTTCCAACGCTTTCAGGTTGGCATAAAAACATTGGCAAGCCGCATTTGTTATTTTTTTTGAATTGAAACATTGGCCATACACTTGGTCCATGGTGTATCGATATTCTTTGTGTTGCAGGGTCATTTGCGCGTCATACGTGGACCCATTTATGTAATTTAGAAGGGTTGCCATTGCGTTCATGACCGTTTCATATGAAACATAACCAGAAGAAGAACCAGAAGAAGAACTCATTTTCACTGCAGTTGTAATTTAGGATTTTAAATAATATTGGGATATGTTATATAGTGTTTAATACATTATTGCCTGGGTTTAATAATGGCTGCACCTGCTGCTCCCCTGTGCGTGTATCATGGCGTTCCCATTCTTGCAGCTGAATTGCTACATGAAGGTTTTTGCGAACCGCCATCCCGTTTCACATACAATAGAAAGACCTTTTTCAAAATGTGTGGTGACCAGTTTTTTATGTCTGGTGACGACAGACCATTGTTCCCAGACAGTTATTTCAAAGGAAATGCTGCAAAATTCATTCAGTTTGCGTCGGATCCCGCAAATTTGCAACCAATTGATGCCATTGGGGCAATGACTGCAATTGCCCAATCCGGCCCAATTGAGTGCGCCGAGCTTGCAAAATCCAATGATTTCAACATATTTTGCAGTGATTCAGTTGAATCAAAACTGAGAATGAAAATGTTTTGTGCATTTGGAAAATTGCATTGTTTTTTGAATAAAGCAAAAATTAAATTGCTCGTGAGAGGAGGAATGGCATTGCGAATGCAATTGAGAAATAAAACACAAAGTCAATTCGTGCAAATGGCACCATTTTCTGACATAGATGGAGTGGTCATTGTGGATAGGTCAGTTTCGCCAGTGGATTTTGAACAGTTTAAAGAAACATTTATGAAATTGTTGGTCTCATCCATTCCACAAAATGTGTCATTGATTTGCAGCACCGCAACCGGTGACGAAAACACAGTCAAAGTAAAGTGCAAAGCGTTTGGCGGAATTTATGAAATGATTGACGTTTCGTTCAAGTATTCAGATGATCCGGTTGTTGGACTTTATAGAGGCACTTTCCACAAATATGTGCAGGTTTACCCTTACATGTTGCCTTGTGTGTGGAATTTTCCGTCTAGGAACCATTTACGCGAAGAGTACGAGTATGTGCTTGCAAATTTGCACAAAACACTCAGTGAAATGCCGGTTGCAGAGGCAGGTCCGACCCCTGAACAATCCAAATTATTACAAAGCATTGAAAAGTTTAGCATGAAGCTTCACATGGCTTCAACCGGGGTTGGATTAGGTGGCGGCAAAAAACGCACCATGAAACGGCGCAATCGCGGCGGTTCAACGACCGAACAGATTGGCGCAGCTGCGCAAATGAGGGCCTTTTTGCCACGACATTCGGCGACGCGCAACGCATTGAATCACATAGTGCACCATGAATCGAAAAACAGGTTCCATGACGCGAATTACAGGCACAGCCCGAAAACGCAAGCCGTAATTAACCGGGCGTATAGGGCAATAAACGCAAATCCGAACATCTCTCAGCGCACAAAGAAGCACATGAAAATCGCAAAACATAAGGCATTCACACACCGCAGATGAATTAACAATTATTATATTATATTTATTATTATGTATATTGCATTGTATTGCATCATTCATACTGTTTTGTCTTATAAAAATGAGCACATCGTCATGCAATAACAAGGGCAAGGGCAAATTTGTATCGGGACCTACACAAGAATTTATTACGATTTACATCATGGCACACGGAAAAACTCTTCCGTTCGACAAAACACCGAGTGGGTGGAAAAACAAAGTGCACAAGTTAAGTCTTGGAGGGGTTAATGGAAATATATCATTTGATTCACGGGTCATCAACACATTGTTGTTTAACTCTGCGCGACGTCTGGGTTCCAACAGAGTCAAGCAACCCATCGAAAAATTGTATGATGTGCGCGAAGAAGTCTTTAGATACTATGAAATCAAAGATGAAATAAGAACACAACACGAAGGACAACAAAGGTTTGCCATGAGTTCAAAATCTTACCAAAAATGTGCCAGCGTTGATTGTTGGTTGCCCAAACCGTTTGCGGTTTCACACAATCACACATACAGTTTTGTTGCAAATCTTTGGGCCAGACCAACAACCCATGATGCATCGTCCGCGGACTCGTCATTCAATGTCCGGGAACACTTGAAACACAAGGAAGTATTTGAACAAAGGTTTGGAGTGTGGGTTGTGGATGCAAGCATGCGAATTGCGAAAAAAATTGGCCTACTGCCAGGGATACAACCCAATGTTGTTTCGCTGATGCAATTGTTGGGCATTTTGCCAACAACAACGCGTGGTCCGCATGGCAATGATGATGCAACAACAACCACGCTGTTTCAAATAGTAGACACAATTCATAGAACATTCGGGCACAACGTTTCCGTGAGCGTGATTGATGTCAGCTGCAGATACACTAATTGGGAACAAATGAGAGCATCGCAATTCAAGCACGGATTCGGCAGATCATTGAGTGGAGTGTCTCAATTCATGAGGCCATACTTGCCCACTTTATTGCACAAAACCATGCGCAATTCTGCATTGTCCTTGCTGGATTCAAGGCCACCGCGTCCAGCCAGCCCGATGGCGATTCAAGCGAGTGATTGGATTGTGTGGAACGAGCTTGATGAAATGGGGGAAACGGTGCAAAAACACAACCGGATAACATTTTGGAAAAGAGATGGCAAGATACAATGTAGCGATGTGCATGACACCACGGAGGCAGTGGGGCTTGGGCCGGTGGAACCGGATGGTTCAAGTGCGCCCATGTCTTACAAAATAGGCGATAAAATTACACTGCAGAATGGTAGGACCTTTACGATATTTCACATTATGCCGGGCGCTCCCACATGGTTTTTCACACATGCTGATCCCGAAGACAGCGCCGCGCACGATGGCGAAGAAGACGACGAAGAAGACGACGAATACGTGGACGTCGATGAAAATGAAACAAAAACATTGTATTTTGCCGTCATTGAAAATGCGTGGTATATCACGCATCGTCCGGTGGCTCCCAAATTCGAACATGACATGGGATATGACCCCGATGCAGCTCGCAGGCCAGCACCACTTTTGCCGCCCAATGAGTATCCGGTCATCATGGCGGCATCGATGCGCGCACTCCGTGGTGGCGGAACTACTCGCAAATGCGGCAAGCGGAAAAACCGCACAACCATGAAAAAACGCACACCACATTAACACATAAGAGTGGTCACATGTCAAATGCGCCGACATTGTGACACAAATAATGAAAAAATTGAAGCATTTATGAAAATGGTTCAATTCACTTGCAATGCGTTTATCACAATAACCACATACCAATCATGCAATATTTATGGAATCAGCCAAATGTGGTTGCACCCCAGGTGGAGGAAGAGGCGGACAAATGTCCCATATGTTTAGAGGAAATAAAAGCAGTCAATGTCTCCATTACAGCATGCGGGCACAAATTCTGCACGTCGTGTTTGCTGTCATCATTGAAAAAAGACAACCGGTGCCCTGCATGCCGCGGTGAAATTGAACCCGCGCGCGAATCCATCCAACCCATCACCGCGTCAAATGCGACCGAAGTCATTCGCGATGAAGAACGGCACATTGATTTGACCCGCAGA